ATTAAATTGTGCGTGAGAACCTATCTTACCTTTTAACATTATATTAAAAGAAATGGAAGTTCTATTTTTATTAGAATTCACTGTAGAAACATAGTGTTGTAACCAGGATGGAAAAACAATTAATCTGTTTTCTATAGAGGGGTAATACCATATGGTGGAATTATCAATATTTTGTTCTTTAGTAGAGGGCATTATTCCAGAAACATTTTTTGGATCACAAAACCAAATTGGACTTTTTTCATCAGACTCAACGTAATAAGTTCCACTGAAAATACAATTTGTATGAGAGTGCGGCCTATGAAATTCTTTGGGTTTTAAAATACCTGCCCACATATCTGTTATGTTAAAAGAATCATAACAATATTTATAGTCTTCAAAAATTATTTTTGTTAAATCTTTAATTTTTTTGCACAAAATTTTGTATTCAAATTTATTTTGTAGTCCTGATTTTGATTGCCAAATGTCTGATTTATTTTTATTGTACAATAAATACACATTCTCTTTAATATTATTAATATTTTTTTGATCTAAAACATTATCTAATATGTATATGCTAGTTGGAAAAATTCTTTCTTTTATGTATTTCATTCTTTCTATAATATATACTATTTTTAATTAAACGTCTATATAAGTTCCTTGTTCAACACTCCATTGTTTTAAATCCCAAGATTGTCCTGTTTCATTCCAAAAATAGTCTTTATTGTCATTAATTTGTTCTGTTGTCAAAGTAGGTTTTGCCCCTAAAGGAGATTCCCAAGAAGCTGTTGTTGTGTTTTTTACCCAACTTGAATAAGGTTTTTTATGCCAAAATATATTGTTTTCAGAATCCCATGTCCCACCAATGGCAGCATAATTACCTCTAAAAGGTGTGCCACCACTTAAGTGTTGATTAGCTTGTGTATTGTAGGATGTTTGAATCCATAAATTTGCAGGCCAATTATTATGTGTCTCTAAATAAGATTGTCCAACAGATTCTGTTTCAACACCTTCTGCGTTTTGACAGTCTTTATCTGCAAGTGTTAAAACTTGTAACACTACGTTTTCTTCAGATATTTTTGCAAAGTGTGCCATGTTATTGAAATTTGTACCTTATAATTACTACGCCAGATCCACCAGCAGCTCCGGCTTGACCACCATTATTGCCGGCTCCTCCGCCGCCTCCTGTGTTTGTTGTTCCCGCTTGTCCGCCGCCATTTCCGCCGCCTCCGGCTCCCCCTGGTCCCGCAGGTGTTGTTGGAATCACTCCAGATCCACCTCCGCCACCTCCTGCTCTTGTTGTAGGAGATCCTGTAATACATGAAGTACCTCCAGCTCCACCCGTACGTGGGGCATTACCTCCATTAAAACCAACTTGTGTAGCTCCTCCACCACCAGCTCCTGCTTGACCACCGCCTCCAGGAGGGTGTACTTCTCCTCCGTTACTTCCTTGTGGTGGTGATACAGGGGGTTGATTTCCTAATCCAACTTTACTAGGGTTTGGTGTTGGAGTACCAATTCCTCCTCCAGTTCCACCGCCGGATCCACCTGGATTTCCACATATAGGGTAAGGAAAATCCGCTCCTCCACCGCCTCCAGCAGAAGTTATTGAAAAAGCAACTGAATTTGATCCAGAATTTCCATTTCCTGGCGCAGCAGATCCTCCACCACCAACTGTGATTGGATATCCTTGTGCACAAACTGGAACAGCAGCAACGCATGAACCTAATGGAGAAACAGTATAACAACCCGAAGCTTGTCCTCCTGATTCTCTATAGCCGCCTGCTCCGCCGCCTCCGCCGCCAACTGAAGATGGTCCCCCACCTCCGCTTCCGCCGCCAGCAATTACTAAATAATCAACTGAATTTGAACCGCCAACGCTACCTGCGCACGTAACACAGAAAGTACCTGGACTGTTAAATGTGTGAATTTTAAAATCTCCAGATGTTGTTATACATCCTCCAGTAGCCGCTACAAATTTTGGTCCAGCTCCGCCAGAACCAAAACCTAAAATTTGATAGCCAAAAGATTTTTTACGATTATTTGATTTAAAACCAAAATTATCTGTTTTAATTTGTTTCACGTATTCCTCCTATTATGCGTCGTTAGCAGCATCAGTAGTAAAGAATAGTTTAATACCTAATAGTTTTGCATCCGCAGTTAATGAGTCTGCTGATACATCTCTTGTTATTTGGAAGTAAACTTCCTCATCTGTGCTAGGAGATCCCGCTATTGTAATCGCTCCACTTTCTGCTGTAACGTCTAAATCGTTTGCTGTGCCACTGTGTGCTTTTGCTGTTGGTGCTACACCTGTTCCAAAAGCAGTGTTGATACTATCATTATCTGCAATAGCTACACCTGCTAACACCCAAGACACAGTTCCTGTGTTTGTTGAATCTGCTGTAAAAAATGCTTGAAAAGTCACTGTGCCTTCATTCCATGATTTAGGGAAAGCAACAGCAAACTGAGCATTCTCATCAGAGTCTTTGTCAAAATCTAAAGTTTTAATTTCAGGTCCATTTGATAATTCTACTTGTGCTAAATCTGCGCAACCAGCCGTAGTGTTTGGATACATAGCAACTGCTGGAATCCAAATAGATTCTTTACCTGCAACTTTTACTGCTGAACCACCGGCTTGAACAACACCATTTCCATTTGGTGCTATGTTAATGTTTCCATCTGCACCATCAGTTATTGTAATCGTACCTGAGTTAGTTCCTGAGTTTGTATCTAATACGAGATCATGTGTGCCACTTGTTGTAATTGTTGCTGCAGCAGCACCTGTTCCAAATACTGTTTCACCCGTTCCTTTTGGCTTTATGGCTATATCAATATTTGAATCACCACCTGTTGCAGATAATGTTGGATCATTTCCTGTTGCAGCGTTAGCGATTGTAAATTCATTTACCGCAGAACCAGTAGCTGTAAGCAGAGCTAATTCATTTCCATTAGTATCTAAAATTGAAGTTCCAATTTTAGGTGAAGTTAAAGTTTTGTTTGTTAAAGTTTGTGTTCCAGTAAGTGTTACATCACCCATTCCAATATCAACAATGTCTGGGTTTGTACCATCATTAGCTGATGCGAATACTATTTTAGTTGTTGCAGGTGCAACGGCTACACTGTCACCGGATCCTGAAACATATTTAAATGTTACGTTCTGTGAACCACTTGTTGAATTTTTTAAAAAATAAAAAGTTTGAACATCGATAGGTATAGTTACATTTCTTCCAGCACTTAACGATCCTGTAAATTCTATCATTCTGTGTGCAAGAGTTGCACCAGTTGATCCATCAGATACTGAAAGATCTGTATCTCCAGAATCAGATACTGCTTGTTGTGTAAAACCACCTGATATTTGTTCTAAAATTTGTAAGTTTGTATTAGTTTTCGTCCCCCATGTTCCAGCGTTTTCACCAGTTGCTTGAAGTTCGACTCCTAGTCCAGTATATGTTGATGCCATATTTTTCTCCTATGCAGCGTCAGTATAACTTGTATTTGATCCAGTTGCAACATCAGAATATGAACTATTTGATCCCGTTGATTTATCAGAATAGGACGTATTTGATCCTGTTGTTGTGTTACTATACGATGTATTTGAACCAGTGTCAACATTACTGAAAGATCCATTTGAACCCGTATTTATATTAGCGTATGCTTCAACACCACCCTCTCCTTGTAAAGCATTAATTGCATCTAAATTTAAACCTACAACATCTGCGGGTGAAATAGAACCAACTGATACTGTTGCAGCTATTCCAGATAAACCCATGACATCTGCGGGTAAAATAGAACCAATGGAGGACGTTGCTGAAACACCTGTTAAATCTATTAAAGAAACAGGTCCAATCTCTAAAGTTCCAATACTTGTTGTTGCTTCAATACCTGTTATTTCTGCAGGTCCAAATTCTAAACCTAAAGTTCCAACGTTTGTTGTTGCAGCCACACCACTAATAGCTGCTGGACCAAATTCTAAGCCTAAAGTTCCTAAACTAACTGTAGAAGATAATCCAGTTACAGAAGCCGTTGGACTAATTACAAAACTAACACTACCAACACTTGTTGTTGCCTCTTGACCAGATATACCAACCACATCTGCTGGAGATATTGATCCCACACTTGCAGTTGCATCGTTGCCAACTAAACCTATAACTTGATTAGGCGATTCGCCCCAAGAATTATCGTTCCAAGCATCTCTACCCCATCCAACTAAAGTTCCTGCGTACGATAAAGTTGGTGTTGCAAAAGTTGATTCTACACCTGAAACGTTAACACCTAAACCTAAACCAAGATCACCAACTTCTCCTGTCATTTTAAACGCAGGACCTACTTCTAATAAATATGTGAAAGCTGGAGTTATACTTCCTATAGAAGCTGTTGCTTCTACACCTGAAATAGATACAGTTTCATCTCTGCCTTCACCCCAATCAGCTGTGCCCCAAGAGAGTCTTCCCCAACCCCTTTGATTAGATTCTTCTGTCTGTCCTAGAGATATACTTAATTCAAAACCTGTTGGTGTAATTACAGGATCAAAACTTTCACCCCATGGTTCTTCTCCATAAAAATCTCTACCCCAACCTTGAGCTGAATATCCTACAACTTCTCCTAAAGATATGGTTGCAGATATCCCTGTTGGAAAAATTATTTCGTCATTTATTTGTCCCCAAGAACCATTATTCCAATCTTCAGCACCAAATCCTGTGGTTAAAACTGTAGAACCACCCCATTGAGATTGATCCCAAGTGAGTCTGCCCCATCCTGAAGTCACCGACATGGGTGGCCTCCTATGCTATTCTGATAATTGCGTTAGATGCGTCTGCTGTAGGAAATTGAATTGTAAATGTTCCGCTAGATACTGTTTTGTCACCACCAAAAGCGATAACGGCAACAGCTTTGTCAGATTGTGAAGAGTTATAAATTAATGCACCATTTGCTGTAAAAGATGCTGAAGTATAACTAACGTCTGCAAAATCACAGAAAGCTGTAGTTCCAGAAGTTGTTGGAGTAACACTTGTTAAGGTTGCACCACCCGCAGAATATGCAGATCCAGATGTGTTTGAAATTTCGTTTGAAGTTGAGTAAGCAGTTGTTGCAGTAAAATCATGAACTCCTTTTAAAAGTTCTACTTTAAAACTTGTACATATTGCAGATGTTATTGCCATAATTTAATCTCCTACGGGTTTGCTGAGTTTACTGGTATACGAACAGCGCCATCAGTGTAGTCATCTCTTCGTCTTCTACCAACTTGCTCATTAGCAAACTTCTGTACTTCTTCTTTATATTTATTTTCATATAAAGTCAACATATCTATCGGACCTTTTAAAAACCCATATGTCTCTGACAAACAGCAATATAGCAGTCCATTTGGAAAGT